CCGGTGGCTGCATTGCTCAGCGTGGGCTTGAGGGTGCTGTCATGGCATCGACGTCGCTGATTTCCCACAGCCAGCCGTTCGCCCACAGCATCACCGTCCGCAACCCTTTTCATCCGCACCAGGACCGCCAGATCATGGCGATCTCGGAGCCTGTGCCTCTGCGTGCGCTGGTGCCCGAACTGGATCAGCCCATCCTGGTACTGCGAAACGGTGAAGCGCAATTGCGGGCCACGTGGGACCAGCCGGTTCGCTGCGGGGACCTGATCGCCATCATCGTGCTGCCGCAAGGTGGCGGTGGTGGTGGGTCAAACCCCCTGCGTATGGTGCTGATGCTGGCGGTGATGGTGTACGCGCCGATGCTGGCCAGCAACTTGGCCTGGGCAGGGGTGTCTGCGGGCAGCATCGGTTCGGTGGCGGCCTTCGACGCCTTCGTCTCGGTGGCCACCGCTGGTATCACCATGGCAGGGATGGCGCTGGTCAATGCGGTGATCCCGCCACCCAAGCCCACCACCGCCCAGCAAGCAGCAAGCCTGGCCGCCCCGTCGCCCACGTACAACTTGCAGGCGCAGGGCAACATGGCCCGGCTGGACCAAGCCATTCCGGTGCAGTACGGACGGGTCTGCGCCTACCCGGACTTCGCCGCGCAGCCTTATGTGGAATACGCGGGCAACGAGCAGTACCTGTACCAACTGTTGTGCCTGGGTATGGGGGAGTACGAGATTGAAGCGGTTCGGATTGAGGACACCCCGGTCGCGAACTTTGCCGAGATCGACTACGAGGTGATTCCACCAGGTGGCGCGATCACCAAGTTCCCGACCCATGTGGTCAGTTCGGTAGAAGTCTCTGGCCAGGAGCTGGCTGGCAGCATTGCCGCCACCTACACCCAGTCCGGCACGACGATCACGGTCTCGCTGAATGCTCATGGGTATGCCGTGGGTCGGGTGCTGTACCTGGATTTCAACTCTGGCACCGCTGTTGATGGCGCCTACACCGTTGCCTCGGTGCCCAATGCAGACACCTTCACGGTGACGGCGGCCAGCAGTCTCTCGACCAGTGGCAACGTCACTCTGCAGCACTACATCGGTGGCTTTGTAGCCAATGCTGCTGGCACCCAGGCCAACACCCTGGGGCTGGACTTCGTGCTCTCGCGCGGGCTGTATGAGGCCCAAAACGACGGCACCTTGAGCGAATTGACGCTGTCGCTCGCCATTGAGGCGAGGACGGTCAACGATCTGGGCGTGGCAACGGGCAACTGGTCCGTCTTGGGTCAGCGCTTTTACACGGCCAAAACCACCACGCCGCAGCGCTACTCGGAGCGTTTCACCGTGGCGGGTGGCCGCTACGAAGTGCGTGTGCGTCGCCTGGATGCCAAGCAGACCGACACCCGCTTTGGCCATGAAATCCTTTGGGGTGGTCTGCGGGCCTACCTGCCAGAGACGCGGACCTTTGGCAACGTGACCTTGATTGCGATGCGCATGCGGGCGTCCAACAACCTCTCGGCCCAAGCCTCGCGCAAGATCAACGTGGTCTGCACCCGCAAGCTGCCGGTGTGGAATGGCAGCACCTGGTCTGCGCCGGTGGCCACCCGCAGCATCGCCTGGGCGCTGGCCGATGCCTGTCGCAACACCACCTACGGGGCCAAGTTGCCCGATGCGCGGTTGGACCTGGTCGGGCTGAAAGCGCTGGATGCGCTGTGGGCCAGCCGGGGCGACGAGTTCAATGCCCGGTTCGATTCGGCGCTGAACTTCTGGGAGGCGATCACCAAGATCGCGCAGGCGGGCCGTGCCAAGCCGTACATGCTCGGCGGCATCATCCGGTTCACCCGTGATGGCGCGCAGAGCCTGCCGGTAGCGATGTTCTCCATGCGCAACATCGTGCGTGGCAGCTTCAATGTCGAGTACCTGCTGCCGTCGGACGACATGGCCGACGCGGTAGAAGTCTCTTACTGGGACGCCGAGGTCTGGGCCACACGCCGGGTGACCGCCAAACTCACTGGCAGCACAGCCGCTAAACCCGCCCGGATCGAGCTGTTCGGTGTGACCAGTCGCCAGCAGGCCTACCGCGAAGGGTTGTACCAGGCGGCCAGCAACCGATACCGCCGCCGATTGGTGAAATTCACCACCGAGATGGAAGGCTTCATTCCGGCGTTTGGTGACCTGATCGCCATCCAGCACGACATGCCGGCCTGGGGCCAGTTTGCCGAATGCACGGCGTGGAATGCGGCCAGCCGAACACTCACGGTGTCGGAGCCGCTGACCTGGAGCACTGCCAATCACTACATTGGATTCAGGACCAAAGCCGGTGGCGTGGACGGACCCTATGCCGTCAGCCGTGGGGCAGCAGACAACGAACTGGTGCTGACAACCCAGCCCATGACCGTGCCTTACACCGGACAGGATTACGAGCGCACCCACATTGCCTTCGGTTGGGGTGAGACCTGGCGGCAGTTGGCCAAAGTGATTGCGGTGCGGCCTCGTGGTCTGCACCAGGTCGAGATCGAAGCGATCAACGAGGACCCGTCTGTGCACAGCGCCGATCAGGGTGTGACAGCCCCGGCGGTGGTGACGAGCCAGTTGACCACGCTTTACACCACGCCGCTGATTGCAGACCTGACCCTGCGGTCATCCACGACCGACAACAGCAAGGCGTTGCTCACTTGGACGCCAGCGCCCGGGGCTGAGACCTACCAGATCGAGATGGCAGCGGGCAGCAATCCGTACGCGGCCAACCTGGTCTGGACCCGGGTGGGGGAAACCTCAGCCAACAACTTCGCGGTCACATCCCTCTATGGCGCGCAAACCCTGATCCGGGTGCGCGGTGTGGGCATGACCGCAGGGCCTTGGGTGGCGCTCTTCTACGGCAGCAGTGCCGACTACATGTGGGTCAGTGACGCCCAGCTGATGTGGCAGACAGATGCCGCGTCACCGATGTGGCGCTATTGACCGATCACCAAAACTCACAAACAGGAGTCATCCGATGAGCGCCCCGAAGTACGACATCCAGCTGGCGCAAGGGGAAACCTTTTACACGGCACTCACCCTCGATGAGGGCGGCGCAGTGATGGACCTGACAGGCTATGTCTTTGAAGGTCAGATCCGTGCCACGCCGGAAGACCCCACCGTACTGGCGAGCTTTGGCTTTGATGAAAGCCGACTGGGCAGCGGCACCGTGGCGATCACCTTGCTCGCGTCAGTCACCAGTGCATTGCCTGTGCGCGCCTGCGTCTACGACCTGTTCATGACCAGCCCGGCAGGGATTCGCACCCAGCTGCTCAAGGGCAGTGTGCTGGTGTCCATGCGGATCACGCGCAGTTGACTGGTGACCCATGGCCATCCACATCTCCATCACCACGCCGCGCCAGCCGGGCGTCACGGTGCAAACCGGCACCCAGACCGTGCGGGTGCAGCCGCAAGGCTTGCGCACGGTGCTCACCAATATCGGCGTGCCAGGTCCCACTGGCCCCAAGGGTGACAAAGGCGATCAAGGGGTGCTTGACCCCAACGCCGTGATCGACGCTGGTTACTTCTGAATCCCACCTGTCTTACCCATCAAGGAGCGATTGCATGCCCCAAACCCTACAGATCAAACGCTCGACCACCACCGCCACGCCACCTACCCTGGCCGTGGGCGAATTGGCCTGGTCCGAGGTTTCAGACAACCTGTTCATCGGCGAAAGCGGAAATATCGTCACGCCCATCGCAGGGCCGGGTACTTTTGCTCGCAAGGCAGACAGCCTGGCCATTACCGGGGACGTGTCTGGCACCGGAACCGTGTCTGCTGGAGTGGCGGTGGCTTTGCCAGCGACTGGTGTCACGGCTGGCAGCTACGGCAGTGCCACCCAGGTTGGCCAGTTCACGGTGGATGCCAAGGGTCGGCTCACGGCGGCAGCCAATGTGACGATCACGCCCGCATGGACGTCGATCACTGGCAAGCCTACCACGTTGTCGGGCTACGGCATCACCGATGCTTTGGCTTTGACCTCGGCTGCCCCCAGTGCCTTAGCGGCAAGCGCATCGGTTGGCACGGCCACCACGGCGGCACGCGCCGATCACGTGCATGCGCTGCCCACGCCCGCTGCCATTGGGGCGGTGGCCACCACTGCGGTAGGTGCAGCCAATGGCGTGGCTGGCCTTGGCGCCGATGGCAAGGTCCCCACGTCCCAATTGCCGGATGTGGCCATCGGTGGCTTGAACTACCAGGGCACATGGAACGCCAGCACCAACACCCCCACCATTCCAACGGCGTCCAGCAGCAACAAGGGCTTCTATTACAAGGTGGCCACGGCCGGTGCCACCAACGTCAGCGGCACCACGGACTGGCAGATTGGCGACTGGATCGTCAGCAACGGATCCGCCTGGGACAAGATCGACAACACCGACTCGGTCTCCAGCGTCAACGGTGCCACGGGTGCCGTGACCATCAGCACCATCACGGGCAATGCGGGTACCGCCACCAAGCTCTTGACGGCCCGAACCATCGCCATGACGGGGGATGTGAGTTGGACGTCCGCCGCCTTTGATGGCTCGGCCAACGTCACGGGTTCTGCCACCTTGGCCAGCACCGGTGTGGCTGCCGCCAGTTACGGCTCTGGCGCACTGATTCCCACCTTCACCGTCGATGCCAAAGGCCGGCTCACAGCAGCGGGCACCACCACCAACACCCCTGCCTGGTCCAGCGTGACGGGCAAGCCCACGACGCTGGCGGGTTACGGCATCACGGACGCCTTGTCCACGAGCGCTGCCATCGACGGCGGCACGTTCTGAAATTTCTTCAACCCCTCTGCTTAGAGAAAAGGAGGCCTGTTTATGGCTCAAGTGATCAAAGTCAAGCAGTCGTCGGTGGCGGGCAAGGTGCCCACCACGGCGCAACTCCAACTGGGCGAGTTGGCGCTCAACACGACCGACGGCAAGCTCTACTTCAAGAAGAACGTCAGCGGGAGCGAATCCATCGTGACCGTTTCCGCCTCGACCGCCTCTCAAGGTGAAAACACCTTGATGTGGACGCAGTGACAAGGAGACGCACATGCCAGCCTTGCCACCGATTTCTAACTTCACGGGCTCCACAGTCACCGAGGGGCAGTTCAAAACAGCGCTGAACGATTTGCGCGCATACCTGGCAGGACTGCTGGGCACAGACGGAAACGCAGCCACCGCGCTGGCCACCTTGGGCTCTCTGGGGTCTGGCTACGTCAGCAAAACAGCGTCTTACACCGTGGTTTCAAGTGACCGTGGCCGGATGATCGACTGCAGCGGGACTTTCACGCTGAACTTGACCGCTGCCGCCACGCTGGGTGCGGGTTTCACCATCGCTGTGCGGAATTCAGGCACCGGTGTGGTGACTTTGGATCCCAGTGGAGCCGAGTTGATCGATGGTGTTGCCACCGTGACACTAGCCCCTGGCGAAGCCTACGACCTGTATTGCACCGGAACTGCCTGGAGATCATCCGGGCGAGTGCTCACCACATCCTTTGCCACAGACGAATACGTCAAGCAGAGTTTCAGCCTGTTCCAGACGTTCAGCTCGCTGGCATCCGGAGCCAGCCGCTCGATTGGCTCGCCGAGCTACATGATCTGGTCGAGCTATTCCAGTACGCAGTGGTCTCGCGGCACTTACTACACGAACATGTTCTACATGGCTTCGCAGGGCAAAAGCACCGTGCAGGTCAACGTGGGTAACTGTCGGCACACGATTTGGAATTACAGCACCACCAAGTCAATGCAAATCAATTTGACAGCGGTGATCAACTTCGCGGCTGACGACACCTACGGGTTCCAGATCCGCCAAAACGGCTCCATCGTCGGCACCTATGGCACGTACTCAGCCCGGGGCGTGCAGACCTACAACTTTGGCACGTTCACAGTGCCGCCCAACAGCACGGTGACGTTTGACTTCTATGGCTCGATTTTGAGTGGGTCGAGCGGCGACTCGATCTATGTGAACTCGTTCACGGCCACTTACATCCAGTTCGTTTGAGGAGGAGTGATGCAACGACTTTATTTCAATTTCCAAAAAGGGGATGTTCGGCTCGTGCCCCTGGCGGACTGTCCGGCGATCGAGGACGAAACCAGCTTCCCGAATGCGGACATTCCAGATGACGTGACCATGGAGATGATCAGCTTCAAGGCTGTTGACGGTCGTCTTGATCCGGTCATCACCTACCCATCCATCCCCATCACGACAGAGCCACAACCAGGAGGTACCAATGGCCAGCCCTAAGTCTCAACTGAGTCTGATCAGCAACCTCTGGATCAAGCTGATGACTTTTGAAAACGCAGGTGATGTCAACGAGGGCCACAAGCACGCGTTTGATCACCCCACCTTGCTGGTCAACGGGCGGTTGCAGGTGGATGTGGATGGCGCTGTGTCGGAGTTCACAGCGCCTCACATCATCTTCATTGCGCGCGACAAGGTTCACACCCTCACCGCGTTGGAGGCGGGCACGGTAGCGGCTTGCATCCACGCCTTGCGGGATGGCGAGCGGGTGGAGGACATCGTCGATCCCGCCATGATTCCGGTGGGCATCAATCCTAACCACCTTCCCGACTTCATCAAGCCACTGGCCAAGGCCGACCACTTCGCCTGAAGCAAAGACCCGTTATTCACGCCCGCCTGGAGACATCCAGTGCGGGCATTTTGCATTTTGGAGACCCAACCATGGAGAACGTAGACGAAAACGGCGTGGTGCAGCCCATCACCCTGCGCCCCGATGACCTGGACGACCTGCTCACCCGCGCTGCTGAGCGAGGTGCCGAGCGGTGCCTCGCTCATCTCGGCCTGGAAAACGGCCACGCTGCCCGAGACATCCGCGAACTACGCGATCTGCTGGAAGCCTGGCGCGACGCCCGCCGCACGGCGTGGCAAACCACTGTCAAAGTCATCACCACCGGAATTCTGGCCGCGCTGCTGGTGGGGGCCGCCATCAAGTTGAAGCTGATGGGAGGCGTGCAATGATCGAGACACTGCTCGGTGGCCTCCTTGGCGGTGCCTTTCGCCTTGCGCCAGAAATCCTCAAGTGGCTCGACCGCAAGGGCGAGCGAGGCCACGAGCTGGCGATGCAGGACAAAGCGCTGGAGTTCGAGAAACTGCGTGGCGCGCAGCGGATGGCAGAGATCGGTGCTGCCTCCGACGCGGCCTGGAATGTGGGCGCTGTCGAGGCCTTGCGCGATGCAGTAGCAGCACAGGGCCAAAAATCGGGTGTCGGTTGGGCTGATGCCCTGTCGGTCAGCGTTCGGCCGGTGATCACCTACTGGTTCATGGCGCTGTATTGCGCTGCCAAGACGGCAGCGTTTGCGGCAGCCGTGATCGCTGGCGCTGGCTGGGGGACTGCCATCCTGCATGCCTGGACGGAGGCCGACCAAGCGCTCTGGGCTGGGGTGTTGAACTTCTGGTTCCTGGGGCGTGTGTTCGACCGGGTGCGGCCGTGATCGCGGTGCCGAAAACGGCCATCGAACTGGCCAAGCGCTTCGAGGGGTTCGAGCGCAGGGTGAAGCGCGGCACGGAGATCACGGCCATTCCCTACGTCTGCCCGGCAGGCTACTGGACGATTGGCTACGGCCATCTCTGCTATCCGAAGCATCCGCCCATTACCATGGAAGAGGGTGATACCTATCTGGCGCGCGATCTGATCGTCGCGTTAGAGGCTACCTTGCGGTATTGCCCAGTGCTGGCCACCGAGCCCGAGGGGCGACTTGCCGCGATCGTTGACTTCACTTTTAACCTTGGGGCGGGACGTTTGCAAACGTCGACCCTGCGACGTCGGGTGAACCAGAGGGACTGGACCGCCGCCAGTACGGAG